CTCCGCCAGCCGACAGCATAGACAACGCGCACGTGGACGATGTGACGGTGATCGATCCCGTTGCAGCCGAAACCGCGTCGCCGGCGCTCGAGGCGAATCTTGAAAAACTCGGCGAGGCGCATGAAGGGAACGTCGTAGAAATTCCGAAAGCGGAGTAAATGGCGCAGCGAATCAAAACCGATGTATTGCAAGCGCTGGACGATTGGAACGCCGGCAAGCCGGTACGCTCCATCGAACTCGGCCACGTCCACCGCATGAAAGAGCATCCTGGCGGCGCGCCCGCGGTGGATTACAGCGTGCGCCTCTGGAACGATCAGGAACGCGTGCACGCCTACTGTTTTTATCTGCTCGGAAAGTGTGTCTCGGAAATTGTTCCAGAAAATCACGATCAGTTCCTAGCCATGACGGTGCTTTATCGGACTAGCTTTACGGATTTGACGGACGCGGAAGCCGTTGCCGCCGAATCGTTGGCATGGAAAGCGCTGATCATTGGCTGGGCGCGTGCCATCGATGGCCACCGCGAAGCCCATTACATAGAAGTGCGCCGGACTTCTTCCAGTTCTCCGCTTACCGCGGGAGAAGTGGCGGCCACATGAGCGCACGATTCAGGCACGAAGACGTTGCCGCAGTGCCAGGCGGATGGAAAGTCCGCACGGTGAAAGCGGGATCGCATCGTGTGCGCGTCGCGTTTCCGCCAGGCCGCAAACAGAAAGGCTCTGGCCGGCTGGTGAGCGTGCTGCATCCTCTCTTCGGCGGCAATCCGTGCGCGAACGCCTGCTCTATGCGCGCGGCGAATCCCGCTGAACTGATGGTGATGAGCGCCAATCATCCGCCGCGGCGCCGCAATCCGGAAGCGCGCGCCGCGAAGACGAGCCAATCCTTACTGAAACTTGCAGACAGAGCGCAAAGAAAAGGACAAGAGCATCTTGCCGAGGCGTATCGCGAAATGGCGCGTAAGAATCCTGCGGAGTTGCTGATCATGGGTGCAAATCCCGGTTCGCGTGCGCTAAAGAAGGAAGCTCGCGAACGTGCCGAAAGAATTCGCGCCGCTCGCCTGCACACCAATCCGCGCGTGGAAGTGGTGGCCGCGCCGAATCCGCCCACGGAAGAGATCGTAGAAGAGTTTACCGGCCGCGAAGTGGAATTCATGGACGTATACAACGAGCCGCACATGCCGCGTGGCCGTTACGCGAAGCTCGGGCCGCTGGTGGCGCTCTATATCAAGCCGGCAAAGGGCGGCCAGGTGCAGCGCATTGGCGCATCGGAAGCCGTGGGCCATGATTTTCCAAAGGCATGGGGCGGGCGACCGCCTTTGGTAGTTTGCGATTCCAGCGCGCGGCAGATTTATTTTGTCGACGGCGCGCAGGACATTTCCGAAGCTCTTGCGGCGTTTGGCGCCATCGACAGAGGAAACGGAATTGTCGAGCTCGGCCAGGGACGCCGCATCGATTATCAATGCCGCAAAGAACACGTGGCAGAGCCGGATGAGGATCTCTGGAAGCACGAACACGGCGAAGAAAACGGCGCGCTACCCACGGTTTTGTTTGACACGCGCACGAAGCGGATCCTTTACGAAGGCGGCGATTACCGCATCGAAGGCCCGTGGATCAGAAACTGAGGAAACTGATGAGCACCGCTAACACGCTCGCGCAAACTTATTTTTCTAGTGACAGGAGAGAAATGGCCACAGCAACACCAGCACCGAATCGCAGCGCATCGATCATCACCAGTTCGCCGTTTACGCTTACGGATCGGCTGCGCATCCAGCAAGACTTCATCCGCCGCGGCGAATACACAAAAATCGGCAAACTCACCAGCGTTTTATGGGAAGGGCAGCGCAGCAGCGTGGGCTTGAGCCAGAGCAAAGATATTGGCCGCGGCATGATGGCTGGCTTTGGCCAGTGGAAGCGCAAAGCATGGGCAGCCTGCACGCTCGATTGGCTGCACCATAATAACGCGCCCATCCTAGCCGTCTCGCGCGATCGCAACGATCTGCTGCTACCTTTCAAAATGAATGCGCTGCCGGATATTCCGGATCCGCGCTGGACAGGTTTTAAGACGGCGCCGGCGGCGGATTGCACCAAGCCAGACATTCCGCGCATCCCGCAGCTTTTTGCCGGATGCCCCGTGGTGGGCGATCGCGCGTGCGGCACGATCAAGGACCGCATCAGCGGAAAAACCTATTTGATCTTTCAGCCGCTGCTGCAATTGCAGGTGCTCTGCGGCAAGGGGAAAGATTCCGGCTTTGGCCGCATCACCTGGATGAAGTCCGAAGGCGTGCACGGTGCGCTGCTGGTGGAGATCCATCCGGACAGCGACGGCAAGTACGAAGCGTATTTCGTCGGCGGATCGTTCATCGCCGGCTAACAATTTTCTTGAATAGACAAACGACTTTTGCCGGAAGGGGGGTGAACAAAAAATGGCATATCACAGAAAGCATCATCACAAGCGCCACCATCACCGAAGGAATCCATTCGGCTTGAGCGGCGGCATTGTGAAAGAAGCGGCATTCGTTGCTGCGGGCGCAGTCGGCGCCGCCGCATTGCCGGGGATGGTTGCGCCGAGTTTCAGCACAGGCTGGGCGGGCGTAGCAGCTTCGGCGGCGGCAGCGATCGGCATGGGCTTCGTGGGCAAGATGATCGGCGATCATGGTGGCGACGCGCTGAAAGGCGGGCTGGCCATCACGGTGCTAAAGGCTCTAAAGCAGGCGGGCATCAACACGCCTGGCTTGGGGCTCTACGCGCCGAGCTGGTTTGGCATTCCCACGGCTTCCAGCCAGTACCTGGTCGCAAGTCCGGGCAACATTCCGGTCAATCGCGGCGCAGGCACGCTGGTGGCAACTCCATCCGGTCCCGTCCTGGTAGCTCCGCCGGCAGGCAGCCACGTCAGTGGCCGCCTCGGGTATCACCGCTTCCGCAGCCGCTACGCAGGCAGCTACGGATGAGGTTTAGCTCCGCGCCGGTTTTAGCGAACGGCGCGGACAGATTCAGAAGCGAAATTCACGTTCGGAAAGCGGGGTGAAAACAAATGAACAGCAGAAATGCATCACGGTACGAATCGCGTTACGCGCATTTGCCCGTGCTGGAAGAAAAGGAAGTGGGGCGTCCGCATTTTCAGAGTTTCCGCAAAAACCCGATCGTTGCAGGTCAGCTCGAGTATCTCGTTCAGCCGATCTACGACTTTTACGGCGTAGCGGTGGCCACGCAGGTGACGAAGCAGCAGCTCTTCGCCACGGCGATCGGCACATCGTATACCCCGGCGGGCGGCGCGGCCTTCACGAAAACGGAATACCACACCAACCTTGTCCAGAACGGAATGTTGGACGCCCCCAAGAAATTCTTGGTCAAGGCCCCAGCAACGATCGTGCGTTCGGACGCGGCTCCTTCTGACTTGAACGCTTTCATCGGGCAGACGCAGTTTGACCTATCGATTTCCGGAAAACTTTACTGGCAATCGATTGTCAGCAAGACGCCTGCAGGTGCCGGCGGTTTCGTCAGCGGCGCAGCCGTTACCACCGCGGTGGCTACCAACCAAACTGCACTGACCTCCAGCAACGGCTGGCCGACAGCGCAGAACGTGGCATCCATCACCGATCCCATGCCTCAGATTCCCGGCTTGGATCCGATGGAGCCCATCCTCGGGCAGCTAATCGAGCAGAACCAAAACTTCGCTGTGATCCTTGATCCAACGATCACCGGCGTGGCGGCGTTCAGCACGATTGCGGCTTTGGCTGGTGCGGCTACGGGCGGCGTGCAGGGTACGGGCATCAACGCCCATGTGTATTTGGAAGGCGTGCTGGCGCGCGCGATTCTCTAATTCGAAGAGAATGCTTTTGGCAGTATGACTTGATCGCCATCGAATGATGGCGAGAGTGAGCATCGGCGACAAGTCAAGTTTTTGGCTGGCTGAAACCCAGACCGGAGAGATGCAATGAATTCAGCTTTAGACGATCAATTCGAGCGGCAGTATTTCAGCTACGTGCTGGATCGCACCGTGCCGGCGAGCGCCGTGCAGGATCCCAACGCGCTGCAAATTCTCTCCGATGCGGATTTCGAATGGTGGTGGACGCTCGCGAGCCGCACCAGCGGTTTGCTGAAAGTGTTGATGAAGGAACAAGCCACAGGCCGCGACTTTATCGGCACATCGCCGCAAGCGCAGGCCGGCGGCGCCATCTTCAACGGCATCAACATCGACAATTGGGCCGGCACGGCGACGCTGAACGCATCGTTCCCATTGGCGGTGCCCTATGTGATGCCGGCAACGCGCGTGTATTCGCTGCTCTTCACGGATACCAGCGCCGCGCCCAACGTCACAGAAATAGTTTTCAGCGGCTTCAAACTCTGGCCGCGGCCATCGGTGCAATAAATTGGGGCGGCTGAACATCAGCAAAGAGGCGCAGATTAAGGGACTGCGCAAAGCGATCAAGAATCGCCGGACGCCGCGGCAATTTATCCCTGGCATGAAGAAACGGCTCGCAAAGTTGACGAGGTAGCGAATGTACGCAGGCGATGGCAACGGCAATTCGAACGCTTCCGGCAACACGCAAGCCAGCGCTGCGGGCCGCTCGGCATCCTTCCATCGGCCAATGAATCCCGGCAAAGATCCCAACGTGCTGATCAACTATCTGGCGCGCATGCTGCCGCTCGACAGCTATCAGCACGCCGTCTATCGCTTGGGCGAAAAACATCCGCCTGGCTTTGAAGATGGCTATTGCCCAAGCTGGGAAGTGGGTACGGCGTTGCTCCCCGCGCTGGCCACTACGCAGCTACGCATCAACTTCCAGCGCGAGTTTCATCTTTTTGGTTTGATGCAGACGTCGACGCAGGCCGGCGGCTTTCGCATGCAAATCTACGACGCCAAAAAGCGGTATTACACCTGGCAGGATGTGGGCCGGCGCATCATGGGCGACTTGCAAGAGAAGCCGGGCGTGCGTCTGGCGGGCCGCGGCGTGGTGGCCGCTCTGCAATGTGGTGGCGTAACGATTGGCTGCCAGCCGTTTATGCTGCGCGAGCCGTATTGCTTTGGCGGGCCGAATTCGCAGGCGCTGATCATCATCCAGAATCAAGACACCAGCGGCGCAAACAATGAATGCCAGGTAGCGCTTTTCGGCATGGTGCGGCGCTTTAACTGGCCAGACTAGGTGATGCGTGAAGGGATTTCTCGAAAATATGCTTCCCGCTCTTGGTGAAGCCAGAAAAGCGCCATCCCGCACGCAGATAGCATCTGCCCACAGGCCACGGACAATACTCCGCTCCGTGGCATTTTCGTGTGGCGAGTTTTCGCGCCTCAATAAAAGTGTAAGCGCGATGCGGCCCCCACTTTTGAATAGCAAACGTTTCGGCCTCAAGAATAATTTCGCTGGCAGGTCGAAGACTCTCATTGTGGAATATCGCATTGTTATAGCCGATTTGCTTATCCATCCGCATCGATGGATCGGGAAACATCCACACGAAGAGAATCAATCCAGCGGTATCCCGCAAAACAAGTTTTCTACCGCTGTAGCAAAACTGGCGCGCACCAATCGTGCGCCGCGAGTAATGCCGATCAGCAAGCTGCCGCATTTCGTCATCAAAATGGTTTGTGACGATCAATCCATCAGTAAAAGCCAATCGCATGAGCGGAGTGTATCGTGAGCGGCTGCGGATGCCAAGACGGACACGATTGCGGCTGCCACGGGATGAGCCACTATCCCGGCGGGGGGCGTTCGCTCGGTGTGTATCGCCGTCTTCGCGGGCTCGGCGCCATGTCTCCCAGCGCCGCCGCTGCGCAAGTGATCGGCTCGGATGCTCACGTCAACGCCGGCAGCAAAACGGCCATCGCCGCCGCCGCTGCGGCTGGCCACATGGTGGGCGCAGCCGGCGAAGTGGCTTACATCCCCGGTACGGTGGACTGCGCCGCCGCCACAGGCGCCCCCTCTGGCGCGCAGACAGATCTAAAGCTGGCGCAAACTTCCACAGGGCTGGCTTTGACAGGGCTGCAGCTCGCCACTTCTTCCGGCATGCTGGCCGCGCCCATCACGATGGGCGTATCGATCGCCGTCTCGGCCATCGTGGGGCTTTTTAGCACGCTGATCAATCATCACGCGCAAGCCGTGGCCAAAGAGCAGACGGTGCTCTGCTCCGCCGTCCCCGCAGCCAATAATTATTTGAGCATCATCGCGCAAGCCGTCTCGAGCGGCTTGGCCACGCCGCAAGACGGCATCGCCGCGCTGGAATCGCTGAAAGGCGATTTCCGCAGCGCGGTGGGCGCCATCTATAACGATTGCAACGCCGCATGCGTGATGTACATGGAGCTCGAAGCGATCTGCCTGGTGATGGAAAGCCAGCTCCAAGACATGATCAACGCCGCGAACGCGCCGGCCGCTGCGCCCGTGCAGGTAGTAGCGCCATCGCGGCCAAACACCACCGCGCCCGCAGCCGCCGCGCCGGCCAGCAGCTACGCACCATTTTATTCGCAGGCCACCACGCCAAGCACGCCCGTGGTGCCCAACACCGTGGCCGCGCCTACCAGCTCCGTGCCTTCGTTCACCACCGCTTCCGCCGTGCCAGCAGTCTCTTCCGCGCCTGCCACTGCAGATTGGCTTCCGATCGCCGCGATGGCGATTGGCGGCTTTTTCCTTTTGAGGAGTCTTTGAGGCGTCTATGACGGTCACTTGCGAAAAGTGCGGAGTGAGGTATGACGATACGTACCGTTTCACCTTCTGTCCACACGAACGATTCGAAATGAATACGACGGTCGGAAACTCCAGCGGCATCGTTGGCGTTGCGCATTCGCTTGAGGAGTTAAATCGGATGCTGAAAGAGACAAAATAATGTCTTCCATTCTTCATTTGCCGCAGCGGCGCTTCAATCCGCGCATGTCGCTTTCTGGCCGGCGTTTCGATCCGCGCGTCTCTCTGCAGGGTTTGGGAGACGGCGTTACCTGCGAAGATTTGCTGGAACGGAAGGCGCAGCAGCCCGTCTACGAAGACACTCCCCCTGATGGCTCGGCCACTGGCGATTCCGATCAGCCCGATCCCGTCCAAACGATGAAGATTGACGGAATAAACTACGTCACCTTTCCACGCGGGATCCAGAATTGGGAAAACATCGATCAGGATAACTACGTCCTGCTGCCCGCGATCGGCGCCACCGCCGTGATCGTCTCTTACGTAGTGCCGCCAGGGCGCAACGGCGTGATCTATAAAGTGGCCAACAATTTCGTGGGCGGCGGCTGGGTGGAGGGCACAGGCGATATCATCTGGCGCATTTTGGTGGATGGCACGCCGCCGCCTGGCGCCACGTCCTATAACTCCATTGCGGCTTCGCTAGGGAATCCCGCCAGCCCCACGGAGATTCCCGGCTTCCGCATCTTTGAAAATCAGGTGCTGCAGCTTGTGGCCTTTAATAATCCCGCTGGGCCGGATGGCGGCGTGATCGTTGCCGGCCAGCGCGTTGGCGCTCGCTTCGTTGGCTGGAACTACCCAACGGATATCGAAGCGGCAGACGTTTGGATTTAGGGATGACGGTAGCGATTGGAAACATTCGCCTACACTTCCGTGCATGCCTTATTTGGTGGCGTTTTCGGTGCTGGCCAGTGGCCGCATGGAAGATTCGTTCTGGACAGCGCGACAGATTCAATATGTAGGGGGGCTGAATGCTCAAAGCAAAGAAACTTCTGTTCGCCGCGCTGCTGTCTCTGCTCGGCATGGCCTTCCCGCAGGCGGCGCGCGCGCAATTCATCGGCGATGTGGGGCTGCAGACCGTGCAGCAATCCTTCGTCACCAACACCTGCAGCGGCGCTCCGCAATTCTATTTCATCACCAACATTGGGCAAATCGCGCACCAGGCAGCGGTGATTTCCACGGCCGCTTCGATGGTGGTGGAAATTGACGCGCAAGACGCCATCTCCACTTACAAAATCTCGAATCCGCAAATTTCTTTTGCGAATACGCTTGGGCCTGGCACGGTCTATATCGTTCAGGCTTCCGGCTACTATCCCAAAATCATCGTCACGGTCACGTGCTCGCCTGGTGCGCAGTACAACGTCAGCTATACCGGAGCGCAAACCGCTTTTAGTTCGCTGATCGGCCCGCCCGGGGGAACGGTAGTCAGCACCGGCGGCCAGCTCGCCGCTAATGTGCAAGGCGTGGTGGCGCAGCAGCAAAGCGGCGGCGCCGTGCTGCCGATCATCGATGGCGGCTTGCAGCTTCCTGTCAACACGAATTTCCTTACCACCGGCATCGATAATTTCAATACCGGATCCGTGGGCGTGCCATCTGGAACGGCCGGCATCGTCACCGTGGCCACTACGCCCACGCCCACCGCCAGTGGTGAATTCGGACTAGCCTTTGAAGCCAGCCTCTCGGATGCTTCGGCCACTTCGATCGTGGCTCCCTGGGCGTGCGTGGCGGCCTTCCCTGGCGGATGTACGGGCGGCGCGCCGCAAATGTCTATGGCCTTTCTGGCCAACGTCTCTGCAGGACAAAAATTCCAGCGCACGTTTGCGAATTCCACGCCGGCTGGGCAAGATATTGCCGCGATCGTGCTGTTCTCTTCGCCGGCAACGGCCGTGCGCCAAGCCAATCTGGCCAGCGGCTCGGGCGTGGTGGCCTACACCGGCAATACGCTGGCAAACAGTTCGCTGATCGCTGCGGTGCGCTGCTCGGGCGTGGTGCCGTGCACTGTTAGCGGCGTGGCGGATACGCAGGGCGGCACGTGGAATCCGGTTACGCAGATCACCTTTAATGATGGCCAGCAGGCTTCCGGCATCGTAGTGTGGGCGAGGAGCACGCTTTCCACCGCTGCGGCCGATACCATCACGTTCACTCTCTCGAGCGGCACAGCTGCTGGCGCGATGGCTGCGGAATTGACGGGCACCACGCCTTCCACCATTACGCAGCCAGCCATTTCCGTGCAGGCAGATCCCACGGGCGCGCAGGTTAGCCGTGCGGATGCGCAATTCCCGAATCAGTTTGTGTGCAACGTCACAATCTCGACGGCCACCACCACGCAATGCCAGGCGCCGCCCACCACGATCAATAACGTGCCTGTGCGCGCGTACGTGACGGACATTCAGGTGAACACCACCACCACGGGCACGGCGAGTGCGGTGCAACTGGTGACGGGCACGGGATCGAACTGCGGCACGGGCACGGCAAATCTTTCCGCGATCACCTATTCCACCGTCACAGCGGCCGCGCCAGCGCTAGCCAGTTTCTTGGGGATGCGCACGCCGCTGATCGCGCCGCTGCAAAGCGCCGTGTGCGTGAAGCAAACCGGCACGCCGGCCACGGCAGTGGTGGAAGTCCACGGCTTTTTTGCGCCATAGGAGTCACTATGCGAAGGACAAGTTTGAAAAAAATCGGACTCTATTTGGCGTTGGTACTGCTTTGTCCTCTCTCTGTCTTTGCCCAGGGCGGCTTCACCACCGTTACGGGCACCATCACCGGCGCGGTCGATGGCATCGTATGGAGCTGCGGATCGATCTCCGCGCAGCTCATCACGGCCGGCGGTGCCAGCGCTACGCTCAACGGCGGCGGCTTCACCACGCAGACTTCCCCGGTAGGGCTTGGCTGCCCTACATCGCCAGGGACGGGCGCGCCGGGCAGCTTTGCGATGCGCCTGGCGGATAGCGGCGTCATCAATCCAGCGAACACTACGTGGAAATTCACCATCAACATGACGCCGGGGATAGCGCCGCCCGCCGGCACCGGCCCGCAGTCGTTCACGTTCACCAGCGCGATCAATTGCAGCACAAACACGCCCAACACTTGCACCGCCAACACCATCGACATTTCCGCGCTGCTTTCCGCGCTCGCGCCGCGGCTTTCGAACAGCGGCAGTGGCGGCAGCCCTTCGTTTACTTCCATCACCAGCGGCACAAACACCACCGCCGCGATGGTTTGTGGTACGGGATGCTCAGAAAGCACCAGCGGCACCGGCACGATCACCGCAACGAACGGCACCACGTCGGTGTCTACTCTCCCTGGATCGGCGACGGCTGGCAGCAGCTTTTTGCTTCCCAATGGTGCCGTTGTCACTAGCCAGGGTGGGAGCGTCTTCACCGGCGGATTAGAGAACGCCATCCAGCCATCCGCCAACGGCGTGAAGATGGATACGAAGATGTGTCGTGATGCAAACGCACAATTCACGACCACGCAGAGCGTTACCTGTCTGACGGCTACATTCACGGCCACTGATCTCACTAAGGCAGAATTTGCTACGTGCTGCGGGCTGAACGGCGGATCAAACCATCCGGTATCCATTGTGATTGTCCCCCAAGGAACGATCACCGTCATCAATAGCGCCACGAACGTCACCGTATCGATTGCTGGCACTACCACAACTTGCGCCGCAGGCGGATCGGGCTGTCTTTTTCTTTGGGGCACGGATGACAGTGCGGCTTGGGATGCGACGTGGACAGCGGCAACGGGATCGGCGGGACATTGCTCCCCCATTCAAATGGGCGGGGGAATGTCGTTTATCTCAAGCGCGAAGTTTCTAACGACAGTCTGCAATACCGGAATCACCGGCCCCGGATCGCAAGGCGCCTCTATCGTGGGCTTGGGCTATAAAGCAAGCCAATTCGTCATTCTTCCTAATTTCCCATCGGCTAGCTGTATAGGAAGTGGCGGTGGTTCTTGTTTCGGTCCAGTAAGAGGTTTTCAGTTCATCAACATGGGTATCTGGGGAGGAGAAAACGGAAATGCTGGTGCGGGATTCAACGGAAAAAATTTCGTTGACGTTGGCATCGATTCCTACCTGATAAACGTGCTGTTCGCTGGATTCAATTCTGGAGTGGGTTCCATGAATGGCGTGCAGTTCGAAACCAGCGGGCAAACGCCGTCTACGATGATCGTCGATGGTTTCGGCGGAGGCTCTGGCGGAGGAGCAGCCTGCAATATCGCGGGAGGAAATTATAACGTTTTTGTGGAAAGTTTTTGCGGAAACGTAGGCGGAACGTCCGTGAACATCGCCACAGGGGCTATCTTGACATCCTATGGCGGTCTTTATGGAGCCGGTAGCAACACAAATTCGACCATGATCAACTTCGGCACTTTTAGATCGTTCGGCGATCTCATTGCGCCCACGGGATCCGGCGGAGTTGGGGCGGCCCTCGTTGTCAATGCCAACTCTCAGACATATTTGCAAAATACACAAATAATTAACGCCGCCAATGCGGGCAGTTTCGCGCTGTTTTTTGGAGCGGCCTCGGCAAAGGTATGGTCGCAGAATACGACGTATCAGGGCGGCGGGCCTGGCGGCGCCATCGGTATCGGCACGATGGGAACATTTTTCGATCAGGGCGGCAACGTTTTTGTTACCACTCCAAGCGCAGGCACGATTCTTCCCACATGCGCCGAATCGGCAGGCAACGGCACTTGTGCGGCGCTCACTGGAAGCGAGAATGAAAAAGGCATCATCCGCATCACGGCCGGCACAACGACGCTGCTGAATCCATCGTTTACGATGACGTTTGCGGGATCGTTCTCAGGGGCGTCCGCGTCGGCTCCGACTTGCACCTTCCTCATTCAAAATACGGGCACAGGATCTTGGGTTACGGCGGCTCCTAACGCAACGGGGCTGCCATCAGCAACTGCTATTTCGACGGCCTCAGTCACAGTGGGCATCGCAACGACAGTGAACACGGTTTCCGCTTCGACTTACGACGTGGCGTATACGTGCGTGGCGAAATGATGAAACGAATCCAACCGCTGCCGGTTTTGTTGGCCATCATCATCGTGTTTTTGCTCTTTTCGAATTGGCACACAGCGAAAGTGCTCAACGGTAAAATCGAGTTTCAGCGCAAGGCTTTGGATCAAACGCAATGGCTGATGATCAACTCTTTTTTCAAATGCCAGCCATCGGTCTACCTGAACAGCACCAATCCCGTGGATGCCATCGCTTTGATGCGCTACCGCGATGCGACGAATGGACGCGGCTGCGTCTTTCTGAGCGATGGGCGCTACGGTCAGCTTTGGTGGAGCATGATCATCGAAAAGCAAGACAAGGCGCACCTGGAATGGAACTTTCAGGAATTGGGACACTACAAATGGTGAAACGGCTAGCGATGCTTCTCTTGCTCGCCTCTCCGCTCATGGCGCAGACGGTGCAGCACGCTTCCTCGACGTCGCTGGCATCCAGCACGAAAGCTACGTTGCCCGCCGCGCAAAACGCTGGGGACACGCTGATCGTGGGCGTCTATCCGCCGGGCGGTGCCGTGGCAGACCTCGCTGGCGACACCTTCACGCAAGATTGCACCGCCAACGGTATGGCCGTCTTTAGCGCAAAGAACATCGCCGCGGGCGCCGCCACCGTCACGTATAAGATTCCCACGGCCACCTACATCGGCATCTTTGTGAACGAGCAGAAAGGCCAATGGGCTTTCTTCCAATGTGGCCAGGGATCCGGCACAGCGCCTGGCGGCGTCTTGCCCATCGTGCCGAATGGCGATCTGATCTATGCGATGCTCAGTTCCTCGAGCTGCTGCATCGGCACCACGCTTGCTGCGGGAATGAGCATTTTGGATGGCCAGGCCGATACGTGGTATGGGCCGAATACTTTTTCTGGCTGGGCCATCGATGCCGTGGGCATCCCCACCGCCGCTGGGCCGCTCTTCACCTATAACAGCGGCCAGGGCAGCGGCACCGGCAATGCCATCGGCGCATCGTACCAGGCAGGGGCTCCGCCGCCGCCGTTGCAGTCCGTCAACTTCACGTTTAGCGGCACGCTTACGTGGTCCGATCCCGGCCAGCCCGATGATGGCTCGCCGATCGCCGGCAGCGTGCAGGTGTCCGAATATAATCCGCCGTCCAATGCCGTGTGGAATACGCTGGGCACGGCCACGCCAGATGCCAGCGGAAACATTTCCGGCACGGTGAGCCTCTCTACGAACTTCGCGGACTTTCCTACCATCCAGTTTGTGCTTTTGAACGCCGCCGGCGTGCAGCAAGGCATCGTGCAGCAAGGCGCGCCGGGCGCGATGTTTGGTTCGCAGGCTGCCGGCGTGGTGACGCAGACGATCCACGGCATCACTGGCTTTAAGCTGATCATCAGCAAGCCAAGCTGCGCGGTAACGTGCCAGATCGCCCCGGGCACGGTATGGGGTACGCTGAACTGATGCGCCGCAATGTCCGCAAACCTGCCTCTACTACGGAAGGAAGCGATCCGAGAGACTTTCGAAATGGAATGGGTTTCCATCGATGTAGAGCTGAACGGCAAGGATTTGAAGAACGCGCAGCGCATCGTTGGCGATAAATACACGGTGGAGTCCGTCCGGGCGAAACTATTCATTCTCGTAAGGAAAAAGCAGTGAGCGAAGAACCTGCCAGCAAAGATTTCGTGGACCGCGAGATCACCCACCTCAAGGAACTGATGAAAGAGAAATTCGAGGGGCGCGATAAAGCGATCACGCTGCTGGCGTCCAAGGTTCCGCTGATCGTCTCGATCGCCGGATTGCTCTTGGCCGCGATGGCCTACTTTAAGGGACATTGACATTTACGGATATTGGGAATAGAACCTTCCTATGTCCAAAGATCCAGAGCGCTGCTGCATAGTGGATGCCCGCGGCAAACGCTGCGAAAATAAACCCATGTACAAAATCCGAATGCGGGGCTTCTGCGAGCAGCATAAGGCTTACGCTCGCCAATCCCTTGCCGTTTTTAGGTCGGATCAAGATCATCTGCTGCCAGGACACAAATAATGGCCACCGCCGTATTCAGCTTCAAAGTAGACGCAGACGGAAAAGTGACGATGGCGCACGTGTTCTTTGGCTCCACGAAGCATGCCGCGGAAGCGGAGATGCGCGGCCACGCGGAGATTTGCCCAAAGTATGGGCCGGCGTTTCGCGCGAATGAGACAATCGAGTTTGCGCGGGAGATCGATGCGCTGCCGCCAGCCGATGGCGACGAACTGGAAGAATGGCTGGATGCCGTCTTCGGCGAAGCGGACGAAGCCGAAGACGAAGTGATCGAGATGGAGCGCGAGGAATGAAACGGACGATCACGGTTATATGGTGTTTGTTGGCGCTGGCGTGGATAGGACTGCGTTTCGGGAAGCACCTGAAATTTCAGGAGACGTGGTTCCATCATTGCCCGCTAGCATGGACTGGACCTCACGGATCTACTCAAGAATATATTTATGTATGTTCTGAGACTGGCGAAACGATGGGGACGATCTACTACGATTCATGGTCAGAGTCTTGGCATGTGTCGGAGTTTGAAACCTTAGTCCCTATTGTCACAAATCGGCGAACTTTGGAAGAGGCTAAGAAACTCATTGAAGATAAGTTTAAGTGACGCATGGGCACCGCCGCTAAACTCGCAGTCTTCCCGGCCAACAATGAGCCGTTGAGCGCGGCGGAAGAATACGCGCTGCTCACCGGCGAAGAGATTTTCGCCGCATCGCGCGAGACTTCCCGCCAGTTCAACGGCATTGTGCTTGCCAGAGCCACGGTGATTGTGCAGACGCGGCTACGCTGCTCTTCTCCTGTGGAGCTCGCGCGGCGTATGGGCGTCGGCAAGTCCATCGTCTATCGCCACATCGCGGCGCGGCCCATTTCGGAGCATCTCTTTCACCGTTCCCTGCGCGATCTTGCTATCCTGCTGGAAGAGGAAGGCATCCCTTGCCGGTAAAAATAAAAGCGAATCCTTTAGGTTCGTGCCCCTGTGGCCGGCAAATCTACGCCGCTGCGGAAGGATGCGTGGTTATCCATGAACTTCCACAGTGCGAAAAGTTTATCGAGTTAGATCCTTATGAGTTTCTAAGGTACGTGCGGCGCTCGCGCGGCATCCCTGATGCCGCCGTGGAGCATGTCCAGTGAACCTTTCGCCAGCGCAGATCGCGCAGTACGCCGCCGCCGCCGGCTTCACCGGCAACGATCTGCTTACGGCCGTGGACATTGCGCTGGCCGAAAGCAATGGTGGCAATCCAAACGCCTATTTTAATGAATCGCAAGACGTGCCAGGACGCTACGGCCGCACAAGCGCCAACGATGGGAAAGGATCGTATGGGCTCTGGCAGATTTACCTGGCAGCTCATCCGGAGTTTGCCGGCGAGAATCTGGCCGATCCGCAAACCAACGCCAACGCCGCGTATTCGATTTATGCCATCGCCGGCGGCTTCACGCCGTGGAGCACCTACACCAGCGGCGAATATGGGATGTACGAATCGCCGGCAGTGCTGGCCGCCGTGGCGGCGTTTGCTCCCAGCGTGCAACCTGCCAACGTGCAACCATTAACGCTGGATGCGTCGACGGGCCAGCCCATCGTTTCTCCTGCTGAAATTGCGGCAGGGGCATACCTGCCGCCGGCCAGCCCATCCGTAACCGATGTGCTGCTGTGGGGCGGCCTCGCCGTTGGAACTCTGTGGCTTCTCAGCGAGGTAATGTGATGCAAGCACGAATCGAGCAAGGTTGCCTTAAACTAAAGGCGGATACGGACGAAGAAAAACAGATCCTGCGGAAATTCTATGACTCTTTCTTCGCCACGAAGGACGGGCTTGAAACCGATTTCGGTATCAGCGATGAAAACGATGAGACGTTTTTTCTCTTCATCCGCCCAGCGCCTAAAGTGAATTGAGGGCTTGACACGCAGGTTTCGCGGCAAGCGAACACTTGACATTGGCGAAGTTTGGTGTTTATCTCTCTCGCAAATGGCTGCCGAACTCATCGAAGAGAACGAAGCGCTGTACCAACTCGCCGTGCTTCTAGTTCGTTCCATGAAACGCCCCACCGTTGTTTCCATCCAGCGTAAATTTGAGATAGGCTACGGGCGAGCGATGAACATCATTGACGTGATGATTGAAAAAGGCGATTGGCCAGCAGGCGTTTCGCGCGAATGAGACAATCGAGTTTGCACGGGAGATCGATGCGCTGCCGCCAGCCGATGGCGACGAACTGGAAGAGTGGCTGGATGCCGTCTTCGGCGAAGCGGACGAAGCCGAAGACGAAGTGATCGAGATGGAGCCTGAATGATGGACAAGCCTAGCAGCACGATTATTTTTGAAGGCACGCTTCAAAAAGACATCCAGAATGGTGAAGTGATTGTTCTAGGAGTCTTACTCTACCGACCGAAGGAAGAACAGCTTAACGTAGAAACGCCAATAGGGCGTGCCAATGAAACGCTCGCGATGCTGCATAAGTTTGGGATACACATGCAGAAGGAACTCTGTGGCTTCTCAGCGAGGTAATGTGATGCAAGCACGAATCGAGCAAGGTTGCCTTAAACTAATAGGCTACGGGCGAGCGATGAACATCATTGACGTGATGATTGAAAAAGGCGATTGGCCAGCAGGCGTTTCGCGTCCCGGTTGCGCGAGGATCGCTTGACAGACCTCGAGCTGATGCAGTCCATCCAGACGAAATGGGGCGGCGCGATCGCCGAGGCGTGCAGCACGTCCAGCGTGCCGGCGGCCTTTCTGGCGGCGCTGATTGCCAATGAGACGGGCGGAAACTCCAATGCAAAACGATTCGAAAAAGGCGTGCTTGCTGCTCTCTGGGAAGTACTTCTGGGACGCAAAGAGGCTTACGGCAGCATCCAACGAATCGTGCTGGTCGGATACGTCGCCAATGTTGCCGTGCCCGCCGTCAACGCCCCCGCAAACCTTCCCGCTGATGCCTTCCAGCGTGTTGATGCTTTGGCGACAAGCTGGGGACTTACCCAGATCATGGGCTATCACATCCTCGAATCGAGCGCGCCCGTAAAGACGATCGCTGCGCTGCAAGATCCCGCGATGCACCTGGCGATGGCGCTGCGCCTGCTGGCGCAGTTTGCCGCGCAGTTTCAGCTCGACGTCACTAAAGATTTTAGCGCGATGCTGCATTGCTGGAACGCCGGCAGCCCCAGCGCGGCCACCTTCGATCCCAACTACGTCCCCAATGCGATGCGGCGGATGGATCTGTGGGCTAGCCTGCCGTGAGCAAAATGCCTGAGTGGATACAAGTACTAACTTTCGTATTTGCGTGGGCTGGATTTATTCTTGCTCTAGGGGCAAATGTTAGGATTGGTGATCTAAACAAAAAATGAGCGAACTTTTGCAGATGCTGGACGCGGCCGCGCAGAGCATCGGCGCGGATATCGTTGTGGGCTTTATCGTGATCGTTTCGTTTGCGATGGCGCTGCTTGGCATCCTGTTTTTTCTGCTGGCGGTGCGTGGCGTTTGGCGCTGGCTCACTCGCGAGTCTGTAAACCATGTGATCACATCCGTTGAGACAAAAGCATTTCGTGGTAGAGTTGCACCATGATTTTCCTAACCGTCTCAACCGGCGAAGAATGGTTCACTTTCGGCTGGCCGCACGCGCTGATCCTCGGCTTGCTTACCTTGATCTATCTGCTGCTCACCTTTGCCAATAAGCTGCCGAGCATGGCCAGCTTCAAAGACTTCACGGATACGATCAACTCCGCCGGCGGGCACATCATCATCCTCACTCTCTTTTCCGCGTGGTTTTTTGTGGCGTCGATGCGGCTGATTTTCCACATTATGGCTATGCCCGAGGAGCTGATCACCAAGCAAAACGCCATCATCATGGCCGGCGTGGGCTTTGTCACAGGGACGGCCTTTGGCGGCGCCTGGGGCGCGCTGCTCAAGACGATGAGCGGCATAAAAGCCAACGGCGTGTATCCGCCGCCCGCAGCGCCTTCCATCGATGTTCCCGCCGGCCCCACAGCCGCGCAGACGCCGCCAGCGCCTGGCGCGGCCCCTTTACCGTGAAAACTGTAAACGAAATTTTGCTAGCCATACTCCTCGGAGGAATGATCGGGGGAATGATTTGGCTGCAAGGCGAACTCTCGCTGATCCACGCCGCTTTGTGGAATTTTTCATCGTCAAGCTACGATCTAAAGCAAAACTCTGGTCGTGAACTGATAGAAACCAACAAAGTGCTGGCCGACGCGCACGATCTGATCGCGCATACCGATATCACGCTGAACGGCCCGAAAGGCCATCCAGGGCTGATCCCGCAAGCCACCGTGTTGGTGCAAAAGGCGCAGCCGGCGATGGATCATCTCACCGCGGCCGCCGCGCATCTCGATCAGGCTATCCAGCACACCGATGTGGCCATTCAGAATCTAAACGCGCTGCTGGCTAGCGGCACAGCCACGATGGCGGAAGTGCAGGCGTCCGTAAACCGCGTGAACAATTTGATCGTGGCGCTGCAGGGGCAGGTGCAGGATCCTTCGATCAAGATGGCGCTTGACAACCTGGCCGGATCGGCGAAAGCTATGGCCGATGGAATGCAGCAGCTCGCCGCCGCGTCCACCGATGTGCGCCAGATCGCCGATAAAGCCCGCGAGACGTATCTAAAGCCGGTGAATCTCTGGTGGGGCTTAGTGAAAGAATTGCTGCCGCTGGCCGGCAGCGCGGCGCAGGTGGTGAAGTAAATGCCTACAGCTCTACGAGTCGTACAAAAGTTTTTCCCTCACGTTACCGTCATCCAAGACGCGGTGGAATGCGTCGAGATTGAAGTCACGAAGCGCGATGATAAAACCGCAACAAAGAAGGATCACAAGACTTGCGCGATGGCCGTAGCCTGTAAGCGGAAACTCGGGCTGGACGGAGTGCTGATCAGCGTCAATACGGCGTACTTGGTGAAAGGTAACATAGCGCGACGGTACAAGTTACCAGAAAGCGTAGCGCGTGAAGTGGTATCCTTCGATCGCGGTGGGGGATTTGCACCAGGGCAGTATAAATTATCGCGAGTCCCTAAATCATTAAGGCTTGGCGCCAAGAAACCCGTTAAGGTAGGACGTGGCAAAACGGGGGGGGGCAGACAAGGATTTCATTCACCACACGGCGGGTATCCGTGTGGTGCTCGGATCTAAGATGTCCACAGACGAAGCTGTTAAACTTTGAAAAGAGGAAGCGAGGCAACATGAGCACACCAGCAACACCAGTAGCAACGTCCACCGCAAAAGTGGGCTTTTGGTCGAAAGTTTGGCACGATGTGACGGTGGCGGAGCACGCCGTGGTGAGCTTCATCACGGGCGCGGCCGCCAAAGTGCCGGAAGCGGAAGCGCTGATCGCGCAGTATGGCCCGGAAGCGGCCACGCTGCTCAATTCCATCAGCGCGGGCGCCGGCAAATACGCCACCACGGCGGCGAATGCCGCATCCACCATCGGATCGCTGATCGAAGATGGCGGCAGCGCCGTGGAATCGAAGCTGCTCAATGTGGGATTCGATCAGACGCTGATCAACGATATCAAGAGCCTGTGGGCGAATTTGAAGGCGTCGACGCCAGCAGCCACTCCGCCGGCGGCCGCTGCTGCGCCCGCGGCGAAGTAACAACTCGTTTTCCCCAAAATGCGCGCCGTCAATCCGTAGGTAGGCCACTACGGACGCGGCGCGCCGGTTTTTTGTGATATACTGGCATCTCTCCGTCCAACCGCAAGGGGAGTGTGTAGCGCCGGCGTTTTCAGGTAGCACGCTGGAAGCGTGACGCGCGTAGGGCTGGGCCGCACTCCCCTTCCCTTTTGCCTTTTCCCGCGATACACTCTCGCCACAGGAAGTACGCAGTACCACACTGCAAGCAAATCCAAACGGGCAATGCGCCTTCGGTGGTTCGACCATCGCGAATCGCCCGTTTTTTATTTTTGTTTAACGAGATGCACGATGGTGGTGTGGTGCCTGTGGAGTACGCGGCCAATGTGGGGGAAAGAATAGCCTTTCTCTCGCGCCTGGATGGCAAAATCCCTTCGCGCGTCCATCATCTCAAGCCATTGTCTTTTTGAAATAAGATCCTCTGCCGTGAGACTGTGCTTTTCGGCCACTTGTTCGAGCAGCAGTAGTAGCGGATGGATGTGTTTTTTCGGTACCTGTGCGGCTGTGCGCTTGTGCCGGCTAATACGCGCAGTGATCGCCGCCTGGCAGGAAATGCAGCAACCTTGAAAAAGACACAGGACTTCTGACAGCGGGATGTAGGTTTCTTCTGCGTCGTTCACGACGCATCCCAATTCCACAGCAAGCGATTCCCTTTTGCGGGGATGGGCGTGTCAAATACTTCGACCATTTCAAGACTCCATGCGTAGCGCCCATCTTCATAGTTGCCAAAGATTTGCTCACGCATCGGCAGTTCATCCCGCTGCATACACGCGGTTTCGCAAATATCAACTAGGCGAACGATACAGAGAATCTTCCCGTAAGGGAGTGCCTGTAAAATATCATCAACACGCTTTCCTGTGCGATGATCGCGATCTCGCGGTACGCAAAACACGTCTGCAAGCTCATCGCGGAATGGATCAGTGTGAGCGGAAGCCCCGAGCCACTTAGGCGGCCGCTTCATAGTTGAATGAATTGCAAGCTGTCCGCGATAGTCCGTTTTCCAGCATCGCGTCTCTATTCGCTTCTCTCCCATCGCTACCAGAGAAGCCCACGGCTGCCACAGTGATAGGGCTTTCATCGGCGGTTGAAGGCTTTGAAGGTGACGTTAGCAATGGGTTTGCCGGCGTCTTCCGCGGCGACGGCGCGGGCGCTACGTTCGAAAGCGTCATCGATCAAATCCAGATACCGCCGCTTCCAGTGGCTTGCGCGCAGAAAGAAAAACACCGCAATGCCCACAAGACTTCCAATCAGGAAAATCGCTAGATCAGTCATTAGAATAGCCTCGGATTCTGCTGTTCTTTCTCTTTCTTCTGTTTTGCTCGGCGTTGAGAGTCGCTCAAGCCGTCCGCCGAATACGGATGATCCGGATCGATGCAAGGGCCGCGGCGGCCACCGTCAACGCGATGCTGCGTATTCTTCTGACACTTGGCGCACCACGCCGTACATTCGAGTGTGTTCTTTGTGTAGTGCTCGCCCATGTCAGTCGTGGCTGCGCTTGCCTTTACATTTCTTGCAGCAACCCTTGAGCCGTTGACACTCGGCAAGCCTTGTACCGCAGTGGAAACACGGCAGTCCTAGCTGCAGGCGGATCGTAACGCTATCGAAAATGCAAAGAATCACGATTTTGCGTTTCTTCTTCATAAATCCTTTCAGGCGAGGAGAATGGGGTACTCTCGTCGTGGCGCGAGAGTACGGCGGTAAGTGGATTTTCTCCCCGCCTGTCCGCTTACTCCCTCAAATGCCAAGCGAGAGTAGGCGAATCTCTTCAATCCGTTTCACTTCCGCTACGCACCAGCTTCCCGAGCTGCCTGCCACTTTGTCAAAGAAGCCGATCAGATCGCGCAGCGCTTCCACGTAGATGGCGTTATCGTGCGCCGCGGCGGAGACGGACGCCTGCAAGGAAGTGATTTGAGCCGCCTGCGCCTGCGCCTGCGCCTGCGCCTTGCTTTCCTGCAGACGCTCGACCGCCGCGCGCGGGATGCGCATACTCGGCGACGTTTTGAACGCTTTCCGCTTCACGATGGCATCACGATCTTTGATGGCCCGGCGGGCGGCGCTTCAATATCTGGCTCTTTCGCCGACTGTGGCGTGATGATGCTGATGTGCAGCATCACGGCGCACCACGGGCATTGGACGGAAGGAAGTATCAGCGTGCCAATCTGGAAGGGATAGAGCACCACGATCGGCATATCCTTTTTGCAGTGCGGGCATTTCGGCGGCCGCGGCTCGGGAACTGTGGCGCCTGCTGGTGATTGCGTGCTCATGGTTTCTCCGTTTTAGCTTGCTTCCAGTGGCCGGTGTGGCATTGCGGACAGATTTTGATGTAGCGGGCATCCGTCACGGGGCACTGGCACACCTGCAGATCCATAATTCTCGTTTTGGCGAGATCGGCAATCCTGTGGGTGCTGGTGTCCATCAATCCCGCGCAGCCGTCGACGTGTTCCTGCGCGCGAATCACATAGTTTTCTTTGCAGAAAGCGAGCTGCGTGCCGCATGCGCAGGTGAATACGAAGCGCCAGGCTGGCCATTGTTTCCAAGTAGTCCCCGCCTGACCATGTGGCGGCTTTACGACGCCGCGGAAGCGCCGCAGCCACCATCGCTTCACCCCTGCGAGAAAGGCTTTCATTTCTGCGCCTTCTTCGCTTCGTTCTCACAATTCGTACACGCTACCTCTAGCCCGACAATGGGACTCGCGCTAACGGGGAATCCCATCGCCGCTGCAACGGATGCGAGTTTCTGCGCGTGCTCTTCGCATGCGGGAGTGTCTTTCCCTGGCCAATGGACAAGTTGCGTTGCTAGTTTCACGGTTATTCCTCTACGATGTGGACTTTCATGCCGGGGACGGCTTGGTATTGGTTGCCGTCGCGGATCAGGAATCCCATTTCTGTGATTTTGGCCAGCGGCTTGATCACGGCGGCGTTGCTGCTCTTCTGATCGAACCATCCGCGGCGCTTGAATTCTTTGGTGATGGTGCCGCCATCTTGCGGCGAATCGAAGAATTTCTGGCTGATCAGCAACGCGATGCGGCCGTCCGTGGATTCGTCGGACATTACGATGGTATGCCGTTTTAGGTTGACGTTAATCTCTGGCTGGTCATGGATGAGCTGTAGGATGGCTGGGTCGTTGCGCGCTCGTAGCAGAAACTGATTAAAGAGCGGCTCAATGTCCAGCACGCGGACGTATTCGCCGTTCTTTGGTTCAAATCCGCCTTTACCGGGGAAACCGAATTCCTCAGCAGTGCCGGGCACCACACCTAAGCCACCCACACCAGCCCTGCCCAGCCGTCCTTCTATCAGCATCAGACGCTGGGCAAGCTGGTCGTATTCGATTTTCAGCGCTTCGTATTTTTCTTTCCAGATGGCTTCCTCCTCTGGATCGTCATGCGGTGCCACGGGCCGCGCATCACGCGCAGCAGCGCTTGTACGTGCGGCTTCGGACTTCGCAGGCTGGCGATCTCTTCCGTTGTCAGTGTCAGTTCTAGCCGGTTCATGGTGCTGTCTCATTTCTCGCGGGGAACTCGTTTCGCCTTCTTTTTTGGCTTCGCCGGCAGCTTGATCAACCCTTTCGCTTCCATCTCGGCGAGCGCTACGGCCAGCAGTAGCGTATTGATTCTCTGGATGGGCTTCTTTGTGTTCACTGGCGTACTCCTTCAAAATGTCGCGGGCGGATTCCACTTCTTCCTCGCCGCGAGCAATGGCTTCGGCGTGCGCAGCCGTCATCCACGCCGGCTGCACGTAGACTTTGTGCATCTCTCGCCCAAAGCACACGTAGAACTGGCCTTTGCTCAATGTGGCGATATCCGCCGGCCGCGGCCTCTTGGCCGGCAGCCCTTCGGGCATGTGTTCCAGCGCGCGCCAGATTTCGCGCGTGGCGCGCTGCACGCCAAAGAGCCACACGCCCACCTGGCGCATCAGCACATCGGCCACGCCGGCAAGATCCTGCGAATCGATCCACAGAAAGTTTTTCATGGCGGCAGCTTCGCGGACGTACTCTTCCGCCGCCAGGCGCACCGGCGATCCGCGAAACTTGGGCGCGAACTTCCACGCCTCGGGAATGATGTTGATGGTGCCGTCCAGGTGTTCGCGGATGCGGTCTGTTACGGAGCGAATCACCAGCGCCTGCAGGGGGAATTCGTAGTCGCGCAAGTCCATCACGTTCAGGCCGGGCGCGAGCTCGAGCGCCGTGGTGTACGGCATCTGCCCGAGCTGCGGCATGATGTCGTCCAGGTATTTGTTCAGGACGTAGTAGACATCGCCGGAAAGCCCGCGCGCCGGCTTTTGCGTCCAGCGCTCTTTTGGTTCGGCAGGCTGCTTGCCGCGCTTTGGCTTCGCCGGCGGCAGCGGCGGCGCTTTGACGCCTTCCAAAAAGCGACGAATGTTGCGCTGCACGTCTTGCAGCGTGCGGGCGCCTTCGCTGGCGCGCATGATCCAGCTTTGCTCGAATTTCAGTTTGGTTTCGGTGGACGCCTCGAGCAGCGATTGCACGAATTTCCAGTCCGCGCGCTCTTGAAAGTACGGCGGAATGGGATGCATCACGTGGAAGCTGGATTCGCCGCGCTTGGTGACGTAGGCCACCGCCTGCAGCCCAGAGCGGGAGATCAGCCCCTCGAGCGTGGTGGTTTTGCCGGATTCCTGCGTCTGCCCGGTTACGGCGGTATGCCGCAGCGGGATTTCGACGGGTTCCCCCGTGCCCACCACATAGCCGAGATGGATCGTTCCGCTCATTTGTGCTGTGCTGCTGGCTGCGTCTTCTTTTTCGTGAGTCGGCTGGCGAGATTGTACAAATCACGGTCGCCATCCATCCTGGCGGGGATGCTACGGAAGTCAGCCACATTGCCGTAGCGATTTGTGAAATACCCGCGCACCTTCGCAGCTAACTCCTCTGCCACGGCGCACCAGTCTGAACTGCCTGGGATAAGTTTGCTCATTGGACCGCCGAGGGCGAATGCGCGAACGATACTGGCGATTTTGCCTCGCCGGTGTGGCCGTCAAACCATTGATAGCGCACATCCGTGCGATCCGTATAGATATCCACTTGGGCGGGAATGTAGAGCGACGGCTTGGACTCGCCTACGTCGACGATATTAAATGCAGCTAGGCCGTGCAGAATCGGGAAGCTGGCCAGCGGCTGCTTCTGGTAGACGATCGTGCCCACGGCGAACTTGGCTTCGCAGGTTTCCGCGCGAGACTGCCAGGCGGCAATCACTTTTTGCGCGGTGTTGACGGTCTTCTGTGTTTCCGCGTTGGCGCTCTCGATCGATGCGCTTACCGCAGCGTTGCCAGCCTGCACTTGGTTTGTGACGATGTGCAGCACGATGATCGTGGCAAGGATCCCGCCAGTGATCCCGCCTAACAGGAAATTCAGAATCGGCGATTTTGTCATTTCGATTTATCCTTTCGTTTCCGGCGAACCTCGTAGCAATGGATCAGGAACTCTACGTGCGCACGGGCTACCTCACCAGCAAATCTTGCCGCGCCGTGTTTGCTCTGCGGTGGATACCATGAATGAGATCTCCATTTCACTAGCCGATGCCGATCTGTTTTCTTGCCGGTATCTGGCTCCAGAAAACGCACTTCTACCCGTCCGTGCTTGATACGGGTATCCATGCGTAAATAATCCATCACCGCGCATATCTCAGATCGAAGGTAGCCGCGCCTTGACGCTCACGGCGCTGGCGCGCGGCTTTCTTGGATACGGGCGCCACGCCACTGCGCCGCGCTTCCCACTCTAAGAATGGTTCTTCCTGTCGCTGTCGCGCCGGCTTCGCAAGTAGCAGACTATCCGGAAGATCAGATACCCCCACAACATCAGCGCCACGATCCAATGTCCCATCAGAGATTTCCTTTCTAAGATTAACTTCGGCGGCGTGCAGCCGATCATCGGCGACGTCGACCAGCTTCCGCAGCCATCGCAACGTAAAGCGCCGCAGCGCGAGTTTCGTGGCGGGAGTCATACTTTCCTCGCTTTCAACGCTTCGAAGAATTCATGGAGTTTCACCAGAACACCGGCGGCATCAGAAAGCGTAGTCAATTCCACGATTTGCGTTTCGCGCAAATCTAACTGCCCGGATGAGTACCCTTCTGGCCGGATGTTGACCTGCACACTTAGTTCGTACTTCATGCGGGCCGCCCTTCGCGGATAGCTTTGCCGCAGGGCGGGCAAAGGAAGACAACGCTATTCGAATCGCCGCGCACTATCGATTCCGTTTCGTCGTGGCAGCAGACGCACGGCCCGCTGATGACGATCGTTCCTGGCGCGATCGGCGTATAGCTGCCAGATCCAGCGTCAAACACTTCCCATTCAGGAGCGGCACTTCGATTGGTTTCGACCATAAAGCATCCTCCCATCCAAGTAATCCCAAAGCGTGAACCTGTCCACTAAATCCCTTGCCAGGATCACCGGCTCCCGCGAACAGTTCCATCTGTGCCGGCAGCTTCCGCGTCTTCGTTGACTTCATCGTCTTTCTCATCGTTGCGGGCACCACTTGCCGCAGTTTTGCCATCGATCGGCGCCGGCGGCGCTGGCAGATACCGCTCGATCCAGCTTGCGATCCAATTATGGTGCAGATCCCACACAGGATGCCCGCCAAGCGCTTTTTTTAGGTTTCCCACCGGAAGGATGCCGCCATCGCCAATCGTAGCTGTGGGTAGCTGTAACCGTGCGGCGCGCCTTCGTGTGGCGCTTTCTTGAATCGCAAAAGCCGTGCGATTTGATCTGGCCGTAATGCCCGTATTTGCTTACCCCTTGACATATACGAACAATACGATATTTACGATTCTTTGTCAAGCACTATTTTCAGGTCGCACGGCGATTTATTTCAAGTCTTCCGTTAAGTCTAATAGACACAGGCATGTGCGCGATGTGCGAATGCTTTGTGCGGATCGGATGTGCGGCCATCGCAAACAAAGGACTTAGCGGCGAAGTGGTGCGGTGGTTTTAGTCTCTCTAAAGAAAAGAAAAGAGTTAGAGTCCTTTTGTGCGAGAGAGTATGAAAAAGAATTCATATTTCATTGTGTCGGAATAAACTGACAGTACCTAGTAAATACGAAGTATTGTGTTTATGTGCGTTTCGGGCGTTTTTGGGGGGTACACACACACACACTTCGCACATAAAAACGCACCTTTTATTGAAAACACACGGGTTAACGCGAAAAAATGTATATACATCGCACATACATCGCACAAGGGTTATAGATTCTAAAGGACTTACAGGTGGAAAACGCACATAGGGGTACGTGCGTTTCGCACATTTCAGGAATCGCACATCGGGGTGGGGAAGTGATTAGAAAAGGGATGCTTGGTGCTGGTTGGTGATCGCCGCAGGATTAAGCCAGACGCACTCGGTACGGGTTTTATCGTGGGTGTTTTGAGAGCAATACTGCCCACCCGTCCATGAGACTTTCTTCCAGGTGCGGTACAGCCGATCATAAAGCGGCCCCGGGTAGCTCGATATGATCACCATACCTTTGAGCGAATGGAGTAGATCGGAAAGCCGCGAATGATCTTTATCCGTCATTTCGTGGCTGTATCGTGGCCGAATATCGGATCGTTGAAGGAAGGGGTACGGCGGATCCACGTAATGCAGCGCGTCCTCCCGGTCCATCTTTTCGAGAATTGTCAATGCGTTCCGGTTTTCTATAAACACGCCCTGTAGCCGGTCAACAAATTCGTGGATGCGATCCGGATAGTTTGCCCAATCCGATGCCGCCGTGCTTCCCGATCTATTCGAGTTAGAACGAAACCCTGTCATCATGCGGTTATAGGAGTTGCTTTTGATCAGCCACGTTCGATTACTTCCTTTCGTCCGCGTGATCGAATCACTTCCAAAACCCATAAAAGAGCGGATGATCGTCCGCCGCGCGCGTTCCACGTCGCTGCGCGTGTGTTTGTAGCTCAATTCAAACTCAGCGCGGGCGAATGGTGTCAATCGCAGTGCCGCCTCGAGGCGCGCTGCGTGTTTGCGGTTCTGAAGGACGCGGAATACATTCACCACTTCACCGTCAAGATCGTTGTAGATTTCCGAGTAACACCGCGGCTTGAGCATCAACACGCTTCCGCCGCCGCCGTAGGCTTCCGTGTAAATCTGATGGTCTGGGAAAAGTGCGATAAGATTCGGCGCCAGGCGGAACTTTCCCCCGTGATAGCGGAGCACTGGCCGATGGACATGAACCTGAGGGGCCCCGATGATCGGCTGCGTGCTCATTCGTCCGCCTGGGCGGCAGCGATGCCTTGATCTTTAAGGGTTTTCTTGAGGCGATACACTACGAAGCGATCGAGTCCGGTGGCTTCCATCACTTCTTTAGGATGCGCGCCGGCCACCAGCAATTCAATCGCCTGCTTTTTGAGGATATCTTTCATCGGCCGCGTGGAAAACTCTGCTGCGCCATCATTCACTTTATAGGCGATTTCAAATGGCTGCGCCCATCGCGGATCCCACCGGCCATCCTTACCGCGGCGGCGCAGCTTCGTCAAACGCGCTTCCACGCGCAGCCCATCTTCCGGCGTGTAGTGATTCTGATTGCGCAGTTTGATGTTGCAGGAAAGCTGAATTTCTTTTTTCGATGTGCCGATCTGATCGCCGCTTTTGCCGGCGTGCTGCACCATAAAAAGGCTGATGCGATTCCGCCGTAGATACAAAATCCATTCTTGGATCACGGACCAGTCTTCCGATTCCTTTTCGTCGCCGCCAGGACATAGCGTCACGATGTTATCCAGAATGCAGAAGCTGCCCGGCTGCAGGTGCTCTTCGATGCGTGCGCGGCCTTCTTTGGTGTTGATGCGCGGGGGATATTTCGGCTGCTGATCCGGCGTGATCACTTTCATAAATCCGTGCGCCGGCGTGACAGGCAAAAACGCTTTCACAATTTCGTTGAGCCGTTCCTGCAGCGTGAGCTGATCCATTTCACCGTCGACGTAGAGCACTGGCCGCGCGTGCGGAATATCCCACACAAAACAATTCGGCGCGCCGATCGCCACGGAATAGGCCATGTGCAGCATGATGTACGTTTTGCCCACGCCGGTGGGCGCGAAGATCATGGCGGAATTGCTTACGGGAAGAATCGGCTCGATCACAAAATCAATCGGATCCAGCTTCATCTGCAGAAAGTCCAGCACGTCTAGCGCGATCAGAGAATTATCGCCGTGGCCGTTGCTGGACATTTTCAGGAATTCGGCGAGATCCGCATAAATCTGCGCGGCGTTGCCGTCTTTCGTCCAGGCTTGCTGCTGCAGATCGTGCGTGGTGCGGATGATGGCGCGCAGGCGCTCTTTCTCTTTCACTATTTTGGCGTAGTGCTCCACGTTCGAAACGCGCGGCATGCCATCGGCGAGCGATGCCAGATAGGGGTCGCCGCCAGCCGTTTCGATGGTGTGCTCTTTGTGGAGCGATTCGGAGAGGGTGAGCAGATCGATTGGCGAGCCTGCATCGGCGAGGCGCAGCATGTGGCGGAAGATCAACTGATGGTGCGTGTGGAAAAAATCGGCGGAACAAACATTCTTTGCGGCCACGGCGAGCGCCGAGTTATCCAGCAAGACGGCGCCGAGGATGGAGCGCTCCGCGTCTATATTTTGCGGCGGCGGATTGTCGGCACTTGTTCGTGAGCGGGGATCGGATGGCATTGGGCTGTCGTACTGCGGAGAAGGGAAGTGCCGAGCGCGCAGGAGCCCAATTTCCTAAACGCCCGGCACCAAACCCTCAGTCTCAACAGGGACGCGAAGGAAGGTACGCCCAACGGCGCGAACCTGTCAAGCACGCAAAACGGGCGTGTGTCTGTTCAATAACGCACACCTTGTGGAATTGTGGAAAACGCTAGGATTGGCGTTTCGGTTTGCGCAGGTTTGGAAAGTTACGCTTTGAGCGTCGCCAGTTCCTTTTACGCTTGGCAGTCCGCACGTAGGGCGTAACCTTCATGCCGGCTTGGGATTCGCGGGCGCAGCGTCGCGGAGACGCGCTTCGGCGGCTTCCGCTTCCGTGGCCGCCACGATGAATTTATCCAGAAACTCGGAAAGCCGCGGCACGTTCGAGAGACAGCCTTTCAATTCCGGCTCAAACGTGAAGAGCATCATCAAGCCGTCTTTGCCTGGTTTGAGGCGCGGATCGAGCGATGGCGGATTCAGCAGCGCGCCCACAATGCGCGGATCCGTGTCGTAGAGGAATTCCAAAACTTTGTCCACGGCTTCATCCGTGGGGAATTCCATGTTCGTGACGATCTTCGCGATGTGGTTTTCGATTTGCTGGAAGGTAAGCGCGGGAGCTGCCGGCGGCGGTGCGGCTTGTGGGGCTGGCTGCGGCGTGGGCAAGACGGCTGGCGCTGGCGGATTCGGCTGGGGAACGTGTTGCACTGGCTGCTGCGGCATCGCGCTGCGCTGAATCTCCGTGATGCGGGCATCCGCTTCGCGAGACAATCGATATTCGTGCATGACCGTCCCCAGCACTGGAATAAATTCGCGCCCGATATCGAGCAACGTGGTGCGGCCCGTGATCGCCGGCGCGGGATTAAGAATCTTTTCCACGGCGGCATTCAGAATGCGGTCCATCACCGGATTGCCCGCCAAACTTCCACCACCGCCATCGCCGAGCACTTGCTTCAATCTTAAAAACGTTTCGATGGGGTCTGGCGGCGGCGCAAGCAACTTCTGAATCATCGCCTGTTTGAAAGCGCGGTCCAGTTCACTATCTGCTGATGGCGCAGGCGTTGCAGGCTGTGCCTGGTGGCGCATTACAATTTCCGATGCGCTGCGCAAGACTTCCATCGAAAGGCGCAGCGCGTCTGGCTGCTGCGAAGCCATCGCATCGATTGCCCTAGTGGCGACGCTGGCATCAGTGGCTGCGGCGTGCGGCAAAGGATTCGTCATGTCGCTCGGATATTTCGGCGGCGCTTCGTTGACGCACTTTCCTTCGCAGATGCGCTCGCCATTCGCGCGCTTCAAAATTAGCCGGAACGCTTTGCCACCGTACTTCTGTTTGATGGCCAGCTCGATATCCTCGCGAGAACTTAGCGGCTGCTTCGTGCCATCGGGCATCGCGATATAGCCAGGACATTTTTCGAGAGTGTTCGTGCCGCCATAGAGCGATGGCTTAGGATCCTCGCGCAAGATGTAGAGTGTAAAATCGTCTCCCCACATCTGTGGCGTCATCTTCTCGATAAACTCCCAAAATTCTGGTGTGGTGCGTCCGGTTTTCTCTTGCGCGAGCTCGGCGGCAGTAACGGTGCGCGTTCTAGTGACTTTTTCGACTACGGGGGCGTCTGTGGCCAATCTTTTTCCCTCTGGGAAGGCATCTTATGCCCACTAATGGGCACCTGTCAACCTTCGTACAGCGTCGTACCTGCCCGTACGTTGGCAGAGTACTTGACGTACTGTACGTGCGTGATTGACACAATCGATGTAAAAAAGAGACAGTTGCGCCCGTGGCGAAAGAATCCTGATGCCGATCGCGTTTCCGCAGCAGCCGCTTTATCGAGTGCCGCTGATGGGCGGCGACGCCGGCGTTTCCCAAACAATCGATCAGATGCGCAGCTTGGTGAACGAAGCGATCGCCGATCCTTCCATCCTTCGCATCGCCAAAGATATCGTGCGCGGCGTCCCCGCCTTTGACGATACTTCGGAAGCGGAAGCGCTCTACAATTGGGTGCGTAACAACATCCGTTTCACGAAAGATCCCGTCAACAAAGAGACTCTCTATCCGCCTTCGGAGCTGCTGCAGATTCGCGCCGGCGATTGCGACGATATCTCCATGCTGCTCGGCACGCTGCTGATGGCCATCGGCTATCCCGCGCGGCTGATGACGGTGGCCGCGAACGGCGACGAATTTTCGCACGTCTACGTGGAAGGCCAGATCAATGGCCAATGGATTCCTATGGATCCCGCGCGCAGCGATTCGCAATTCGGAGTTGCGCCGCCATCCTACACACGCGCGCGCTGGTGGAGCCTTTCGGATTCTTCGCAGGGCGATCTGCCGGGGGCTTTTTCTGGATATCGGTCCCGTGGCGGGACGCTCGGGCACTATCAGCGTTTCAAATCGCATGTGAGCGGCATGGGAAGCTATGGCAGCGTGGCTCGCCATCGCACCATGATGGGGCGGCACCGCACGATGGCTTTCATCGGAACGCCGCCGGATCAAAGCGCCGTCAACGATCTCACGAACAACGGCTATAATCCCGCCACCATAAACCAACTGATCGCGATGGGCGCCAGCAACGAACAACTGCAAGCGCTGCCTTTCCCCGCCGATCCCGCCAGCATGCAAGCGGCGGTAAACGCGCTTGCCGCGCAGCTTGGCGGCACAACGGCCGCGCCTGCATCGTCTTCGCCAGCGGCCACCGCGCCCGCTTCTGGACAAATCACTTCGTCCACGATCGCCACCGTGGATCAAGGCATCGCGGATATTATTCGCGCGGCCTCGGGCCAGCCTGCCAGCCCGTTTAGTTACACTTCCGGACCTTACGCTTCTTTCCAGACGGCGTATTCGCCAGGCGCCGCGCCGTCTGCAGGCTATCCCGCCGCAGTAACGCCAGGCGTTTCCGTAACCGGCAGCTCAAACTGGATTTTGATCGCCGCGATTGGGCTCGGCGCATTGATGCTGATGAGGCGAAGATGACAGTCGGCGCGTATCAAGGCGTGGTGGACTTCGCGTATCCCGGCTGGCGGCTCACCGTGCCCGGCGGCCCGGCTGGCGGCCACTACAAAGGCTTTACGCACACGGAAGCCACCGGCACCACCATCCTTCCTCAAGATGACTACGAACAAGATCGCGGCGATGGCATGTCTTCGCACGATGCGGTGCACGCTTCGAAGAGGAATCCTCGCGGCATCTATCGCAGCTCGGCAGAAGTACCACCTCGGCCGAACGCGAGCGGCGCGGCGCACACCTATCGCGGCTTTCAGACGCGCCGCCATGCGGGTACCTCGGTAGCGCCCGGATCGTTCCCCGCGGACTTCAAACAAACCGGCGAAGACGATTTTCTTTCGCTGGCAGAAAACGCGCCGCACTATTTCACGCCGGGCGACGTAGCTTCCAGCCTGCTCGGCGATATGGGTGTGGCCTTCCGCAGAGTCGACGGCGGCCCGATCAGTGTGGTGGACGGCAGCCCGGTTTTTTTGCCGCAGCGCGGCGCGCCGATTTTCGAAACGTTCACGCCGCAAGCGCCGATTGCTGTGGTCACAGGCTCTTCCGTAGTTTCTTCCGCACCTGCGCCGACGCCGCCTGCCTCGGGCGCCACCAGTGTGGTAAATCAGCCCGCGGCAACGCCCGCGCCTGCGCCACCATCGCCAAGCATCCCGGTTTATACCGCGCCGCCGGTTTCTCCCGCGCCCGCGCCCACCGTGGCCACCAATGAAGTGGTGCCGCTCAACGATGGCAGCGGCAACTATCTGAATGTTTCCACCGGCCAGGTGATTCCGGCGTCTGCCGTCGCGCAGAATCTGGCCACGATGCAGCTCACCGCTGCTCCGAGCGCTGGCTTTACCGCCGCCGGCGCTATGACGTGGCTCGAGCAGCCGAGCTCGATCTTTCCTTCCATCCCGAATTGGGGACTTGTCGCCGCCGCGGCCGTTGCCGCTTCGATGCTGATGGGGAAGCGCCGATGAAAAATACTCTGCAAACCATCTGGCTAGGTGGAGCGTGTTTGTGGATTATTTTTGCTACGCCGATTTTTAAGCACTTCCCAAACAACAAAATTTTATTTCTTGTCGGAACGTTTTGGGCTGGTAGTGGGATCGCCTATAACCTACTGAGAAAGCCGACAACGGCATGAATCGCGAATACGTTATCGCCGATCTCATTGCAGCCGGCTGGATGCTTTCTCTCTGTCTGTATCCGCTTGTTTACGATTGGGCCGTCTCATTGAAAGAGAAGTGCCGATGATCCCCGGCCATCCGCATACGGTGGGCGCTTCGCGGGTTCCGCTCTATCTGCAGGGCTGGCAGCTCGGGCAAGATATCGTGGATCCCACGATGTACGATCCCAGCGGCGATCTCGTTCCCACGCCGGATACGATTCTGAATCTGATGCCATCCATCCCGGCCGTCTCGCCGATGGAAACTTCCACCTACGATCCCAGCACAGGGCTAATCGCGCCTGGCGGCGATGTTTCTTCGATGCAGCCGAGCCTTTCGCCTTCGCAATTGACGCAGCTTTATCAAAGCGCCGCCGCGGCTGGCACCATGACGCCGGCGCAAGCCGCTTCTGCGATCGCGCAACTCAGCACCGGAGCCGCAGCCGTGGCAAAAGCGGCCACGGGCGTGGCCACGGCGCCATCGCCACGCGTTGCGTTGCCGGCGGTGGCAGCCGCTGCACCGAGTGCTCTTATGTCTGCCACGATTTGGCCGAGCAGTGGAGTACCAAACATTTTGTTGATCGTTGGCGCGCTGCTCGGCGCAAAAGTAGTAGGCGATGCGATCAGCGGTGGGAAATAACGATGCCGTACATGGCTGCAGACACGGGCAACAAAGTGGGCTTTCGGCCCTATGCCAGCACGAATCCGCAATGCGCCGCTACGTTAAGCGGACTCGGGCAGAATCATCCATTCAAGCCGGAAGCATGGCAGCTTCACGCTGGGCCAGGGCTTGGCGAATACGAATTCAATCGCCCTTCCGATCCCTGGGAAATTTTCCCCGCGCATTCCGGCATGCACGGACTCGCCGGCCTCGGCGATAGCTACGGAAACTCTGGAAGCGATGCGCAAGTCCAAACCGCCGCAGACGATCTGCTGGCGAGCGGCACGATCACGCAAGCCGAGCACGACGCGATTCTTTCCGGCGAAATGAATTTCCAAGATGTGCTGGGCTACGATCCCACGGATCAGGCTTCGTGGACGAACGCCGTAGGCATGCTGCAGCAATGGAATTCCGATTTGCAGACGATTGAAGCGCAGGTGAGCGCCGCCAATTTGCAAAATCTGCAATCGGGCGTGACGCCGAGCGCCGCGTTCACGGCGCTTACGCAAGCGGTGCAGCAGCAGCGCGCGCAGTATGAATCTCTGGCGCAGAATTTCATCAATGCGTACCGGACTGTTACCGGAAATGTGCCCACAGGTCTAACCGGCTTGGGAATTCTTCCCGTGGTGGCGTGGGCGATTGGCGTAGGCGCTGTGCTGGTGGCGGTCTATTTCGGCTATCAAGCGTTTCAAAATTGGAAGGCCAGCATCAACGTGCAGCAAACCATCGCCAGCACTGCCGCCGCGGCGCAAACATCCAACACCGCCACGAACGCGCAACTTACGGCGGCGCTGGCGCATGCGCAAGCCACCGGCGACACCGTAACCGCCAACACGATTCTGGCCACGCTGCAAAAAACGGCGGTACCCACCACGGCTGCGCCCATGACGGCGATCGAGACATGGCTAACGAGCAATGCCATGTGGCTAGCCATCGGCACTGCGGGGTTGCTGATTTTGCCGAATCTTTTTAGTGGTGGCCGGCGGCGGTGAAAGCGACGTATGGAACATACGAAGTCAAAGGCGGAGTGCAGGAAGCATCCGATGGAGCGATTCTCATCGCGTGTCCAGGCTGCGGAAATTGCTACAGCCTGCGGAATCCGCCATTCACTTTCAATCGTGAAACGATTTCCATCGGGCCAGCAAGCATCAAGCTGCTCAATTGTGGCTGGCACGGATACCTGACGAACGGGGACTGGATTACGTCACCAGATTCAGGCTGCGGGAAATTATTGGCGATGGCGAGAGAGGGGCGCAAAGTGGCAAGAGAAGATTTGAAGATTGGCGATCACGTCAGCTTTTTGCGGATGAGCAACAAAGCCATCCGCCTCACTGGCACCATCGCGAAGATTCACGATGATGCGCCGATCGTAGATATCGCGCTCGACAATCACCCAGCCGACAGCATAGACAACGCGCACGTGGACGATGTGACGGTGATCGATCCCGTTGCAGCCGAAACCGCGTCGCCGGCGCTCGAGGCGAATCTTGAAAAACTCGGCGAGGCGCATGAAGGGAAC